TTTATTTTTTATTGATATACATAATTCATCATGAATTTGAATATGAGGAAGTATACCTTTTTTATAAAGATTAACCATTGCTTTTTTTGTCATATCAGCTGCTGATCCTTGAATTAATTTATTTAAAGCTTTGTAGGTAAATGCCGGCTTATAAAATTCTTCAAACATTTCACAATGAGGGTCGTTTTTTGCCAGGCTTCTTGACCTAGAAGCGAGGTAATGATCTTCTGCTTCTTTCCTGTCTAAAATAGGTACAGGATTTCTTTGTATTTCTTTTTTTATTGTTCCGTCTTCTTGCTCTTTTTCAACGTATTCAGTATAGATAAATATTTTTCTATCTTCATCCCATTCTTTATCTCTCGGCTCCCATTTATTAAATCTACAGAATCTATCTTCTAACGTGAAAACACTTTTATTTTTTTCGGCAAATTTCATTAGACCATTGGATAACTCTCTAACAAAAGGAACTTGTCTGTGATATTCATCGAATAATTCTTTAGCTTCTTCCTTATCCAACTCTAAGGAGGTAGCTAGTTTTCCTTTACCCATACCATAAAATAAACCCAAATTAATAGTTTTAGCCTGCCTACGAGTTATCTTTGCCATCTTCGCCACGATTGCGTGAAAATCTGTATCTGGATTTTTTCTATACTCTTCTGCTAAATCTTTCACACCATAAAACTTATTTTTAAGGGCGTAGTGAATCACTAGTCTTGGTTCTTGTTGTGAGTAGTCAAAGGACCCCCACTCTTGACCTTCTTCAGGTAAGAAGAAGGAACGTATAATATTACCATATTTTCCTCTCGCAGGAATTTGTTGAAGATTAGGTTTAGACATAGAAAACCTTCCTGTTATTGTGCCTCCTCTCTCTCCTCTTATTTGATTGATATCTGCGTGTATTCTTCCATTATGGACAAACTTTAATAGACCATTCACAAAAACATTAGTTAATTTATCATAAGCTCTAGCTCTTGCGATTAATCTTAAGTAAATATTGGAGTGAGACTCTAAATAACTTTTAGATAAACTCACTCTTCCAGATTTGGGTGTAGATGTATAGTCTGTTATATTTAATTTGTGTAATAATTTTGCCACAGAGTCGGCGGCCCATAGTTCTATCGACAGTCCTGTTCGTCTTTTTATTCCTTTTATTATACTATCTTTTCTTTTTTTTAAATCTAACCCTAAAGTTTTAGCTTTCTTAGTATCCACCCTGACGCCCTTAAATCTCATATCAACGAGGCAAGGAAATAGTTCCATTTCCAAATTAAAAATATTCTCTAATGTTTTTGTTTTGCCACCAATTATCTTAATTGGTTTTTTTATTTTTTCTTTAAATATATTCCATAATTTTAACGTTAAATTAACATCCTGCTCTGCATAATCTTTTACTACAGAATATGGAAGCAGATGCATATTACTTATGGCATCACTTATACTTACTTCATCTATTGATGTTTGCTCTAGGTCATATTTATATTTAATTTCATTCAAATAAATCTTTGCAATGGCATCTAAAGAATATTTCATTCTGTTTTCATCAATAATCGATGCTGCTATCATAGTATCAACGATGGGTCCTTGAACCATGAGCCCTGATTCTTGTCTAATCCAGCATACGTCATACATCGCGTTATGAAATACTTTAGTTATATTTTTATTTTGAAATATTTTTTTATTTAAAATTTTCCATACATGGTTAGGCGCAATATTACTATTAGCCACTCCCACCTTTGAAGCACTATCACTGTGTCGCATAGGAAAATATAGTTTTTCATCTTTATAGGCTATTGCTATACCACACACTTTTCCATTGCCTCTTATAGCCCCTGATCCAAGAGTTTTTAGATTTGGGTCGTAAGTTTCTAAGTCGATGGCAATAGTATCAACATCTTTTAAATTTAAATCTGAGAGTTCAGGTACATAAGACATTATTTCTTTTCCGTGTAGTCCCTTTCAATAATCATATCTATAAAATGTTTTGCTTTTTCTAAATCTTGCTTTCCATCTTTATAAGAATGTCTACAGATATATTTAATAACATTTCCTTCAGGAAAAAGTAATTTATTTTCGATTACAAATTTACTTGGTTGGATTTTCATTTTTTTATAATGAGTTCCACCAATCTGTTTATCGTATGTGCTCATATTACTCCTCCTATAAATATTCTATTTGCAAAATAAAAAGTTAACATTAATAAAAAAAATAAATCATCTGTTGGAGCTGGAGGCATTATAAACTCAATCCTTTCGATTTTATTAACCATAAAGTTTTTCTTGCTCTTGAGCCGGCGACGAACTTTAATCTTTTTTTTGTAAACTTAGGCTCTTCTCTGGTTATCGTTAAGTCTAGAACTACATTATCAAATTCCATCCCTTTGATCGTATGAATATTAGCCACGAATATTCTAAAGTCGTGTAAGTCTCTGTTTTCTTTGACTATATTCCTTATATAATTTTTTGTTTTTAAGTCGTTAGTACTAACTAAATCTTGAAGGTCTTTTGTTTTTTTTACGACAGGTAATAGATAACCCTTTTTTATAAAGTAATTTATATCATAACTTCCTCTCTTCAATTTTTCCATTTCTTCTTCACTATAATTTGGTCCCATGTATTCACTATCTATATTTTTTAAGATTTTTTTTGCTATTGTTAAAGTTTTAGGCCCGTCTTGGGAGAAGGATATAAACTCTCTTTGATTTTTAACATCTCTCTTAGGATAAGAAAAAGATCTTACTTTGTCAGAAAGAAGCTTTATAGGAAGATTAAGTTTTACTAAAAAATCTAATATGTCAAGAGGTTCTCCTGAACGATGAGTAAATATAAAAGTTTCTTCGGTGTTTGTTAATTTATCTATTAGAATATGTAAGTTAGGGTCCTGATTTAAATTCATTAAATCATAAATTTCACCTTCAACTACTTTTCCATTTTCTGTTCGTGGTGTCCATTTTCTAGTGTATTTGTAATGATCCCAGACATCTTTAATAACTTCTCTGCACCATTCGTTAATCTTTCTTGGACATCTATAACCTATGTCTAATTCTTCTTCTGGTTGTGCAAACTCTTTATGAAAAGAATCTGGGTCTGCACCAGCAAATTCAAAAATAGATTGGTCTGGGTCTCCTGCCCTGTAAAATAAATCACAGTTCTTAGACATTTTTACTTCCGCTCGTCTTTGAATAACACTGGAGTCTTGAGCTTCATCAATCATTAATACTTTAATAATAGGATCTTTAGGAAGGTCACAGAATTTTTCTACCATATCATGAAAATCCATAATATTTTGCCTGCCTCCATTAATAAGATGATTTGTTTTATAGTCTTCGTATCGTTCATTCATGCCGACAAGTTCTTGAATAGTATATTTATAATCATGTATTTTTTCCTCATAACTTAACGTTCTATAATAAGCGCTTAATTCCTTACCATTATCTCTAGCAAAACCTACAAATTTAAAAAAAGGGTGGCCTTTAAATAATGCCTCTGTAAAACTAAATTTTCTATTTAAGGTATGTTTATTAAAGATTCGATATTTATTTCTTAATATATCATAATCAGTTATTTCAAATACATCACCGCCTTTTGATTTAGTTATTTCATTTTTGCAATACTTATGAATGGTTGACACATTTTTTTTTCTTATTTTTTTAGTTTCTCTAATTAAATTAAAAAGATTTTTACCTGTTTTTTCATAATATTTTTTAATGCTGTCAGGGTCATTGATTTTTTCTCTTATCTCATCAGCTGCGGTATTGGTATGAGATATAACCATAATATCACTGGCTTGGTATTTATCTAATGCATCATAATATCTTTCCACTAAATAAGTAGTTTTACCTGTACCTGGAGGACCTGCGACTCTAATTTTTTGCATTTTCTATCTCTTTCTGTGATTCTTTTCCTTCAATGGTAAGTGTGAAGTTTTCTGGGTTTTCTGGGTATGTCCATGTAGGACATGATCTTTCTGCGCCTAGTTTAGGTTTTACTTTACCATTATTCTTTTTACCTTTTAATATATGTCTAAGTTTGAATGTTATTTCTGCAGTCTTCATAGGCTGTCTTTTAGCCTCTAAGTATTGTTGTAATCTCTCTCGTCTAATATGCATTAGTTTTTTCTTTTGGTCATAATAACAGGCACCTTCTAAAAGATCCCATTTGTCTAGACTCACTGTTGTTTTTTCATAAAAGTCTCTTATGAGAGATACAAAATCATAATCATGATGAGCTTCTTCAGGAGCTTCTATAAATGTTGTCTTGTCTATTTTCGTTTGCATTAAACTTGAAAACTCTATCTGCTTCATGAGTTCTAAAGTTTTGGGAGGGAAATGACCAAAGTTCTGGAGTTTAGTTATAAATTTACGTTTGTCTTTCAACTCACTACCTTCAAACTCAACCCTTACATCTTTAAGTTTATTTCCTTTTGCGTTTACTTTTACATACATATAAAAGATAGGAGGTACACTTCCATATTCGAATATGTCTCCAAGAATTTCCTCAACTGCAATTAGGTCTTTTGCAATCTCTGGAGTAATTCCAAATAAGTTTCTACAACATTTAGAAGCATCACAATATTTTTTTATGTTTGGAACTTTGCATTTATATTTATATCCTTCTTTTTTAACGGATTCTTGTGTGCTGATTACTGTGTTTTCTGATTCAGGTTCTATAAGGTTATTCGTATTAAAATCTCTAAGTAAAGACTCAGGTGTTCGTTTTCTACCTTCGAATTTTGAAAAAGCTTCATGAGATTTGTTATAAAATAATGCCCCTTGATATAAAAAATCGTTTCTCATACCTTTTGGTATTTTACCGTCATTAGCTTTCATGCAATTAGTTATACATGGAATAAAGGTTGGTTCTTTTATTTTTTTATTGTCTATAATTTTTTCTGGTGCTGGCTCTTCTTCCTCTAATAAGTATTTATCTAAGTTATCCTGTGCATATTTTTTATGTAATTCAAAAAATTCTTCTATATCAGCAGCTTCAAAATTGTCTTTATAAGCGTAGCGTGTTCCTTCTTCGTGGTTAAAATATGGCATATTTAACCAACTTCCAGTGCCTCCTTCTCTAAATTTTGTTTGCATTGGATATATACGGTCTAGTTGATCTGCAATCCCTAACTGAGCTGCGAATTTTTTCAGTACAAATAGTACTTCTTCAGCAGGTACAAATTTTCTAATAAATAAAAATAAATGAGCACATCCACTTTTGGATCTGATCATGACCAAAGGAAGGGAAAGTTTTCTTATTTTTCTTAGAAGCTCTTCATAATTCAGATCAAATTTATCCACATCAATGCAGCCCCATTTACATTCGCTTTTTTCATTGACGGGCATGATGCCAAGACTTGGCTCTAAACCATTCAGATGGTTTTCCCACATGGCTCTGGTGACTTCTTCTCTTTTAACTACAGAGACGCCTTCTACTTTTCCAGGAAGTTTAGATTTATCTTTCGTGAAAAGTCCGCGGGCCCAATTATAGCCTTCAAATATATTTATAAATTTATCAATCATCTATTTTAACCGGGCGGTTTCAGTCTCCCTCTGCCGCCCAGTCCCTAGGAAGGCTAAATTTATAAATTTATACCTGGTTTTGTTTCCTCAATTGTTTCACCGTGTTTGACTTTTACTAAACCTTTGACATTCTTTTCTGCAAAGTTTTTAGCAATCTGATAAACATTTTTATCAGAAAGTGGTCCAACTTTAGATACATCCCATCCAAACCATGTTCCTTTGTCATTAGACATCTGAACAGTTTTTAGATTATAAATGTGGCTATATGTTGGCGGAGTAAATAAGCCGTTTTTCCCCTGCATTTTTATCCCCATCATCATTGAGTTCCATTTACGACTAATCTTTAATTGAGTAGCCTTCATAGAAATCAAAGCTGTTGATGGAGTTGTACCCATAAGAATCACAAAGTGATTTGCAGTATTTTCCAGATAATTACCATTCGGTAATCTATCCTTCCAAGACTTATCGCGGGTAGTTGTACCCACTATGTCGCTATCTGCTTTATGTATTGCCACAGGTGCATTTCCAGATTGACCTCTGTCGCGCCATTCGACATATTGTCTTTCATAATGGACCGGTATAATATTTATACCTTTTTTTCCATCATAAAGTTCTTTGGTCACACTATTTACAATCATTCCAGGTTCTGCCCCACTAATAAACTTGGCATTTTGTTTATTAACTTCTGGAGATAATTGTCCTAGGACTTTCAAAAAAGGCAACGCAAGATCTTCCTGCGTCATATTCTGAGAGCCAGCATTTGCATCAGCTTCAAAAATATTTGTAGCCAGTGCACCTGCATTTTTTTTCGCTATGCTTGTTTCTTGGTTCATAGTTATTGTTTCCTTGTTATTTTGGTTCGGTTTCCTACGAACACGTTAAATATGTCCATTGGCATGGTTTTACCTGCCTCAATACGCTCACGGACTAGCGCTTTCAGAGTCATGGGCTCAACCTTCAACTTTTGTGTCGGTTGAAACCCTTGACCCTTCGCAAGGTTAGCATATTGTGCCGCCTTGTTATCTTCGTCCCGTCCAAAGGAAACAGTAACTATGAACCAAGAAACAAGCATAGCGAAAAAAAATGCAGGTGCACTAGCTACAAATATTTTTGAAGCTGATGCAAATGCTGGCTCTCAGAATATGAC